AGGTAAAGGGGCTTATGGTACACTGTTAAAAATTGGTAACGGTGCAACCTCTGAGTCTTTTACAACAATCGACGGAGTGCGAGATCTAACAGGGCCAGAATATAATCTGGAAACGATAGACGGGACACATCATAGTTCAGCGTCAAACTACAGGGAAACAATTGTTTCTTTTTTGTCGGGCGGTGCTGTAAACTTTGAACTTATTTGGGATAGTTCAGACACACAACATTTGCAATTGTTTACTGATTTTGAAGCACGAACACTTCGTAACTTCACTATCACTTTTACAGATGCGGGCGCGGATGTGCATAGCTTTGCGGCTTATATTACTAGCATGAATATTAACGCTCCGCTAGCAGATGCATTAACAATGAGTTGTACGCTTACAATTAGCGGCGCTGTAACAAGAGCTTAAAAAAAAAGGAATAAACAAAATGAGTAATGCAAAAAAAGCTAAACCAGGCATTGATGTAGAGCTTGGTGGGGAAACTCTTACACTTGTTTTTGATCTTTGGGCACTGGCAGAAGTAGAAAGGAAGACGGGAAAAACCGTATCTGATTTACTTGGTAGTGGCTCAATGGAGGGGATTTTAGTAATGCTATGGGCCGCTGCACGTCGTTTTCAACCAGAGATCACAGAGGAAGAAGTCGGACACATGATTGACTTTAAAGATATCCCACAACTTAGTGATGTGCTGGGAAAGGCTTTAAGTCAAGCATCGCCAGACGTGAACGAAGGAAAAGACGGTAAAAAAAAGGCAATAAAACAGGATGGGATTGGCTAGAGGTTTGGGCAATCGGACGATTTGATCTCAGAATGTCCGAGGAAGATTTTTGGAGGTTAACGCCGGTACAATTTTTTGCTTTAGTAAAGCAATCGAATGAGGGGATAAAACGCAATGATCTAAGGTTTGGATACTTGTTAAGTTTGATCCATAATATGTTTGCTAAGAAAAGTAAAAAGCCTGAGTATTGGTTCCCCTCTTTAAAATCATCTGTTAGAAAAGTTAGCCCGGAGGAAGACGCTCTTAGGCAACGATTAGCACAAGCGCACTTGCGTAGAGGATTGAGAGATTATGGCGAAGCGCAATGTAGGAACAGTTCAAATAGGTGTCAGGCTAGTTAGTTCGGCGTTGGAAGGCGATGTTCGAAAGGTTCAACAACAATTACGGCGCTTAGGTCGGCAAATTGAAAGCAATGGTAAGACGCTAACAAAAAACCTTACTGTACCGATGGCGGCGGCTGGTGCGGTGGCAACTAAGTTTGCTATGGATTTTAACAAATCTATGGCAAATGTTTCCACTATGTTAAAAGGTGGCGAACAACAACTTTCATCATACAAAAAAAGCATCCAAGACCTTTCAGTAACGAGTGGAAAAAGCACCAAAGATTTAGCCGATGGTATGTACTCTGTCATCTCATCGTTGGGTGAGAGTAGCGATAACATAAAACAACTAGGCATTGCAACCAAAGCAAGTGTTGCTGGTATTTCCTCTACTACAGATGCGATCAGTTTACTTGCGCTTGTTTCTAAAAACTATGGATCTGGTACAGCGCCGGAGATGGAAAGAACAAGCAACCTTGCTTTTAAAGCAGTGGCGGATGGTGTTACTACATTTGCAGAGTTGTCAGCAAGTTTGGGCAAAGTAACTCCACTAGCCGCATCTTTTAATGTCACTCAAGAAGAGCTTTTTGCAATCATGGGGGCCGGTACTGGTGTTGCTGGTAACACGGCTGAGGTTGTTACAAGTTTAAAAGCAGCGATTAATAGCACTATAACACCCACCAAAGAACTGCAAGAGGTTTTAACAAAAATCGGCATGACGGGTCAAGAAATGATCCAGGAAAAGGGGTTAATAGGAGCCTGGAAAGAGTTCCAGAAAGTTGCGGATCAGATGGGAATTCCATTTGCTAAACTCACATCAAGCAGTGAAGCATTGAATTTAATGCTAACCATGACGGGTTCGCAGTATGAAAAGTTTATTCAAGGCTTGGCAGATTCTCAGGGAGTCTTAACAACCACATCGGATGCATATAAAAAACAAATTGAAGGGATTAACAAATTTGGGTTTGAGCTAGAACAAAACTTAAGACGCGGTATTGTTATTTTACAAGATCTAGGCGACGCGATCATCGACAACTTGGGCGATGATATTAATAATAGTATCAAAAGTATTTTAGATGTTTTTCAAGGTTTAATTGACAAGTTTAAGTCGTTAGACGCGGAAACACAAAAGTTTACAATAACAATGGCGGCGTTTTCTGCAACACTAGGGCCACTGTTAACCGGATTAGGGATTTTTGTAGCGTTGTTGGGTAGCGTTGTCTTAATAAAAATAGGACTCGTAACAGTGGCAATTTCTGCATTAGGCGCGGCAATTTGGACCTTTCAGCATGAGATATTAAGAAATATTAATCAAGAGCTAGTGTCTTTTTATAAGGGTTTGGCCGACGTTGCAAAAGGTTTGTATAGGATCTCAGATGCGTTAGGCATGAAAGGAGCAGGGGAAGGATATTTAAAACTTGCTTATCATTTAGAAAAAATGTCTTATGAGGCCGATCAAGCTGTAAAGGCTTTTGATAATCAAAAAGATGCTGTAAAAAAGCTTACAGACGTACAAAAAACAGCAGTGGATCAGGCTAAGGAACTAATCCAAGACATCCCAACATTGGGGGGGAAGGTTAGGGCATTAACAAAAGCCTGGAGTGATGGAGCCTTTGAAATTAAAAAGGTCGTTACTGAGGAAGAAAAATTACGCTTAAAAGAACTTGAGCTTACAAAGGCAAAAAGGATCGCGGCGGATGCAACGAAAAAACAAACAGAAGAATTAGAAGAAGAAGAAAAGGCGATTACGCGATTAGAAAAAGCTTATTCCGAGATGCTAGGAGCTTTTGAAGTACAGGACATACAGAAAAAAATGTCTGAAGCTCTGTCAACAGGCGATAAGAAACTATACAACGAATTGTCAGAATCTTTAGCTAAGGTTACTAGTACCGGAATGATTAACGGCCTTGATGACGTTATAAAAAAATCTGGTGAAAAAGGCGAAAAGATAGCTAAGGAAATGCGAGGCGATAGGTACGATCGTGTTATAAAAGAAAGTACAGATCGATTAGTTGATTACGAAACAGAACAACGAAAAAAGAAAACCTTAGAAGCTGTTGAGTTTTGGCAAAGTGCTTTTTCTAACGCAATTACAGGTCAAACTTTTGATTGGGAAAGTTCGCTTGATAAAATGTTGTCAGGCGTAGCGGCAGGTTTTGCGGCTGATTTATTGGGTGGAATGGAAGACGGAATTCTCTCAATGGAACAACTTGGGCAGGATGTTGGTAAAAAAATAGCTGGTTGGATTAGTGGCGCTTTGGGTGAAAATGTTTCTGGACAAGATGTCATGGGTGCGGCTATGACAGGGATGAATATTTTTAGTTCAATCCGTGGAGCTAAGGGACGAGATAAAGGAACGGGAACAAGAGAGGGAACCGGCGGTGCTGTTGGTGCTGGTGTTGGTGCGGCGGCTGGACTTGCTTTAACAATGGGTAACCCTATGGGCGCGGCCATAGGTAGTATGATTGGGGAAACGCTAGGTTCTTTTGTTGGATCATTTATGCATAGTGCTCCCTCACATCCCGAAACGCTAGGCAGAATTGAAGCATTTGAAATGTTGAACGAACGAATGCAAGGTGGATTCGGGTTTGTCGATCAAGGCGGAAAAGAAAGGCGAATTGATAAGCTGAATCTGGGCGGTTTCGAGGGCATGAAAGAACAGGGATGGGCCGAACGATTAGAAAAGGAATTTGGATCGGATGCTTTTCTAAGTGCAATTGGCTTGGGCGAGGCGCTTGAGGAAATGCTTGGATTGACCGAAGATGTGGGAGCACAAATCGGCGCAAGTTTACTTGAAAATGTTGGTGGTAGCGTGGATGCTTTGCGTATGTTGATGCTTAAACTGGATGTTTCTGCAGAGGAAGTTACGGATTCGCTTTTTCAAATCGGACTAACTGGTGAAATGTCCTGGCACGAAGTTTACACTATGATTGATAAAGTCAATGGCTCAATCGGCGAAGGGCTTAGTGGTGTGGCGGATCTTAGTGGGGCTTTAAAAGGTCTAAAGGCAAGTGCTGGTGTTGGCATTGAGGCGATAGAATCGCTTAGGAATATAGCCATTGAAGGCATGGAGGGGGATATAACAACCTTAGAACAACTACAGCAACAATTAGCGGCTACCGGCGTTTATACAGCAGACGAAATCCAAATGATTATGGACTCGTTATCAAAAAATGGCGTCGGAACACTGGAGGAATTGAAGAACGCTAACGATCAAACATTGGGTGCCATTGTTGCTGATTTAGAAACAATGGGGATCGGATTTGAATCGACTCGTCAACAGTTGGAGGGTATGGTATCGACGTATCAAATGTTTGATGACTTGGAAGATTTAGAAAAAAATATTAAAATTAATTTTGAAATGAATGATCCTGATAATGTTAGAGGGTTATTGCAGAGTACTAATATTTTAGATGGTGAGCAATCATTGACAGGTTCAAATCTTAGATCCTCCACTGTTGAGTTAAAAAGTCAGCGACCCACCAACTTAACACCCACTGTTATTTACAATATCGATGCGACAAATGCGGAGGTTGGAGTGAGTCAAGAGATTTTAAGCGCGCTACAAGAAACTGAAGAAAATGCAGTAACGCGGGCAGTTAATATTGTTGAGGAAATGAGTGGAGGTAATTACTAATGACAATTTCTTATCCTTTATCTTTACCCACGGTGGGAGGTTTTAAAACTTATTCAATCTCAGCTATGAACGCTATTGGATCAACATCATCACAATACACTTATCAAAGTCAAATTCAAGAATATGATGGCGATGGATGGTTGTTAGAGGTTGAAACAGGGACTATGACTCAAGCCAATGCTTACCCATGGATTGCATTTTTAACTATGTTAAAAGGGCCAAAGGGAACGTTTTTAGCTGGAGATCCAAAGCATACTACTCCACAGGGACTTGGGGGGGGAACGCCTCTTGTAAACGGGGCAAGCCAAACGGGTAGCTCATTAATAACAGATGGTTGGACTATTAGTGTTAATACTTTAAAAGCTGGTGATTACTTTAGTATTGCTAATACTCTTTACATGAATTTACAGGACGTTACGGCAGATGGGTCAGGTAACGCAACATTTGATATATACCCATCTTTAAGGACTAGCCCGGCTAACGATGCGGCGCTGGACCTGACTAGCCCGTTGGGTACTTTTAGACTAGGAGAAGGGCATACACGGCTTTATACGGTAGATTCAAAAGGTGGATACAAGGTTAAATTTCAGGCGATCGAATCATTATGAGTAGAGATCTACATGCAAATATGATAACCGAGCTAACCGCAACCTCCATGCGGCTTGGTTATTTTTTTGAGATGGAAACAGACTCAGATACAATTTATTTGTCGAGTTTGCGGCGTGATGTAAGCTGGGATGGTCATACGTGGTTAGGTAATGGCTGGTTTTTAGGAACAGAGAGTGTGGAGGAAGATGTTGATATTAGCCCGGAATCGCTAACTATCAGGCTTACAGGCATACCCGCGGCTTTAATATCAATATTGTTGCAAAGCATTAGCGCGGCGAATGCGGGTACACTTTATCTTGTTTGCTTTGATGCAGATTGGGCCGTTGTCAGCAATCCTTATCAAGTTTTTACTGGCAAACTTGACGAAGTGGAAATCATTGAGGGACCGAATAGATCAGATGTATCCATCTCTTATATTGATGACTTATACCTCTTAACAAATAGTAGCGGAATAAGGTATACTCAGGGTAATCAACAATTAAGATATAGTACAGATGTAGGCTTTGATTTTGTACAAACATTAGGCGACCGGTCTCTCAGATGGGGGGGAGCAGAAAACAAGGAAATTAGAAAAGAAAAACGTAAGGGAAAAAAGAAAAAGAAACGCAAGGACAAAAGAACAAGGAAAAAAGGATTGTGATTGATTTTATCCCATTTTGGGGAGATATTAACATAAGAAAAGACTTGCGAGAACGTCTAAAAAAGAGGCGCGAAGCTAACCTCCCTGTTGGTAAACGTGTTATCAAACGTATTCGAACAAAACTAAAAACAAGAGCTTTTAACGAGTCTTTACCGCGTGGCCGCGATGTAAGCGTAGTTTCAACGGATGCGCCGGGCAATATTATTTATGGTACATGTAGGGTACCAGGGGTAATAACATTTTTCCATACAACGGGCGATGATGAGTTTTTACATGTTGTTTACACAATTTCGTGTCATGAAATTCAGGCTGTAAATAATTTATACATGGACGGCGTTGAATTAACCATGGGTGGTGACGGTATATGTGATGGGCCGGGATTGTTTACAGATAGAGTTTTCTGGTCTAAAAATTTAGGAGCCGAGGATCAAGCGGCTGATACAAATTTAATTACAAATTGCCCTACAAAATGGACGTCAAACCATAGGCAAAGGGGTTGTGCTCATGTGTATATTAAATTCACGTGGCATCCGCAACTTTTCAAAGATGGACTTCCGAATGTTGAATTTGGAGTGCAGGGGAAAAAAGTTTATGACAATCGTATTACCGCAACAGCTTGGAGCGATAACGCGGCGTTATGTATAGCTGATTTTTTAACAGATACAAAAATCGGTTGTAGTATCGCTAGTGCTAATATTGATTATGATAGTGTTGATGATGCGGCAGATGTTTGCGAGGAAACTGTAGATTCGTACGACAGATACAGGATTAATGGCTACTTTAATACAGATGCAAGCTATGGACAAATCATAGAAGAAATGGAACAGGCTATAGCTGGTTATGTTACGCGTAGTAGCGACAAATGGAGGGTTTTAGCTGGTGATTATGTAGCTCCCTCCATTTCTCTTGATGAAAATGACATCTGGGGCAATGTTCGTTTTGGCGTAAAAATGAGTCAAGATGATTTGTTTAATGGGGTAATGGGTACATTTGTTGACGAAAATACAAATTATAGTGTAGGGGACTTTGCGCCTGTTACTAATTCAACATATGAAACTGAGGACGGATCGCAAAAACTGGAAGAAATTTCAATGATGTTTACGACTCGAAATGAAGCTTGCGAGCGAATTGCAAAAATTTATTTGGAGGATGTTAGACAACAATTTAGGCTATCCGCAATCTTTTCTCCAAAGGCTTATCAACTACAAGTCGGCGAAAACGTTTCTTTATCTTTTGATCGGTATGGTTGGTCAAGCAAGGTTTTTAGAGTTGAGCATGTGGAGCCCGTTGAAATTGCGGGATCTGGGGCACCAATGTTGGCTATAGAGCTTGATCTAAAAGAAACAGCATCGGGTATATACGATTGGAACAACGGAGACGCAACGGGCGTTGACTTAGCTCAAAATACGACACTACCAGATCCGTTTGCTGGTGAGGATATAACAGGCATAGCCTTAGCTAGTGGAACGGATCACTTAGATGTCAGGCTTGATGGTACGATTTTTACCAGGATTAAAGTATCCTGGACCGCGTTGACAAGCTACTTTACAACATCTGGCGGCAAGGTTGAAAT